ATGGGAGGCATTCCAAGAAAAGCCCTGAACCTCCCGATAAGGTCTTGCTCTAAGGGTTGAAGCTGCTCATAGCGCTCAGTGGCTATCCTTGCCAGAGCGTCCGTCAGCGGGTCTATACGTCCCGCCGCTTGTGATGCTCTGCTGCTTGCTCGCTCAGAGCCTAAGAAGCCCAGAAGTGCTGAACCGCCTATTGCTATCGGTAACCAAGGAATCGGCATAGTTCCCCCTATTCTGCTTCGGCTGCGTAGATAGACACGGGTCCAGAGCCGTTAATCCTAATACTGGCCCTTCTGCCGTTGCCCGTGGCTACAAGCCGCCGTTTTGTTGTCCTGTTGCCTGTTATCGTGTGCGTCTGATGCGCAGACCCGTCAAGCATGAGCGTGCCCGTCGCTGTGCAGTTATCATCAGATGCGTCCACGTCATACTTCATGTATCTTGGGAAATGCCTTCTAGTCTGCAAGGTATAGTCCTTGCTCTGTATATCCCATGTTATCTGAGTATCGTCGTCGTCCGTGGCCGAGGTCTTTTCAAGCTCCCAGATAAAGCCGTCGTTTGTTCCTGCAAGCAGACGCCTGTTCTGCTCATCCACGGTTACCGTCCTGATCTCAATGCCCCATGTGTAGTAAGACCACCTCTGATTATCCATGTTGTAAATCAGGCAATGCTCAGGATACGTGTTGTCCGTGTCTGCGTACCCGAAGTATATCTTGTTCTGAAACTGGATAAGCCATGCACGGGATAGCTTGCTTGTGTCTATACCGGGTACGCCATTAACCGTTTCCCCCCTGAATATGGGCCTAAACTGCGCCTGAGTGATGTTCCTGTCCTGCCCTGAGTACAGGTATATGCCGTCTATCCCTACGTGATATATCCCATGCCCCTGTACCGCTATGGCCCCCTGAGCACCCTGTGCGCCCGTGATAGACTCCATCTCGATAGGAAAGAATGTGTTCGGTCCCGTGCCTTGGATGTAATATATCTTCTGCTTAGTCAGGGCATACGGTTGCCCGTTGCTGAATATGATGCACTGGATCGGGAACTGCGGAGGGGACACCTCAACATAGTATGTCGTGGGCCAATATTCCGGTTGCTTTGCCTTGCAGTAATAGAGTAGATTGTCCTTAGCAAGAAAGCAGGTGCCGTTATAGTTCGGACCTGCAACGTATGACCCCAAGGGAGGTCTGTCATGATCTGTCGCTACTTCAGCGCCAACAGAGCCGTCGGCTGTCGCACTATCGTAGGATATGTAATCATAGCCGTGTGTGATGACGGTGTTGCTGTCAGACGTTTCCGTATCCACGGATTCGGTGTAAACTTCTTCCCAGTCAAAGCACCTCTCATCGTCTGTGGCTGAGTCACTTCCCGTAGTTGTGAATTTAACGTCGTCAGTGTCCGTATGAGAGCTTGTATTCTCCCAGGTATATGTGTACCCATCCTGCATCCCGTAATGGCTTGTACGGGCGTTTAAGGTGGCGTTAAGGTAGTATGTAGAGCCTCCTGTGAGAGTTCTGTAGATGCGATAGTGAGTAATGCCGTTCAGGGTAGACGTAGACCCCATATCTTCAAGGTCAATCTTGAATAGCAGACTCTGCGATGCGCAAGTAATGGACAGGTCCGCAGCATCGCTAGGGTCACTCTCATATACGACCGTAGACCCTTCCAGACGGCAATAAGTGTACTTAAAGTTGTAAGCTCCTGTTAGACCACCCTCAGAGCCTAAACTGATCGTAGGATCGGTAGAAGGGGCCGCAGTACCCCACTCGTATACGGTACTGCCCTCTATACGCTTTCTGTCCGTGCCGTTTAAGGCAAATACGTTCTCTGTCGTAGCATTGTAGGAGTTATAGAGAATACTGGACCAATCCGCAGAGGTAAGCCCCGTAGCCCTGCTAGTCTCATCCTCGTAGATGACGCTCCCTGCAAACGTGTACCGGGTGCCGGACTGCTCCCGAATATGCGTGATACCCGTCTGAGCAAGAGCAGTAGAGTTCACCTTGTCGGATCCGTCACGGGTCTTTACCTGCCCTCCTTGGTCTACACGCAAGTTCTTTAGCCGCTGCATAGACCCTGAGATTACCGTGCTAGGGGGGGTAACCTGCCCCGGCAAATCCGCAGGGTCCGTTGCAACGTCAAGCTGTCCATTCGGAGTGAAGAATAAAGGCATATCAAAATTGAGCCGGGTACGTGTCGGGCAACCTCGGCCTCATCCTTGTCCTTAGCGGAGGCACATCCGCTGTTTGCAACCTATAATCCCTATCTGCCCTCTGTCCTGATCTATACTGCTTTAGGATACGGTAGCCTAGCTCTTTTCGCCACCGCCAGTATTCCTCAAGGCTCTGTATGCGCCCGTCCGTGTTCGCGCTGTATGCGGCCTCCAGAGCGCCATATTCGATATATTTTTGGAGAAATCTAGGGTAGTCACTCTCGTCCGTATAGTCTACAAGATCCGTGGGTAAAACTTCTACCACCACCATAAGGTTATCGTCAGCGTCCACAACGTCCGTACCGATACCCGATAGCTCATCTACCTGACCCTCTGCGCTCACGACCGTACCGAAGTCCTGATTATCGCTCTCATCGCTGTCAAAGACCGCAATGCCGTACTCAGAATCAGCATTTACCGTGTCTCTCCAAGTGTCCGAGGACGCATCGCTATACTCGAACGTGTCTGCTGAGTCCTGCGGTCTTTCTTCCCACCGGAAAGTATGCCATCGAGTATTAGTCGAATCCTCATACGTGATCGAGTTTCCAGAACCGGGGTTATACGCATCCGTTGCTTCCCAATCGTAGGTGTGAGAATACTCATAAACGGGCGTAACCTCGATGTCAGTCCATGACACCGTAGAAGGTAAAGGGTAGATAACCATCTCATTATCGAGAAGGTCCTTGCGATAATAATCTTGCGGCTTGCCGGAACGTGTGCGCCATGTCCTGTCGTCCGAAGAAAGAGCTTTTTTTGTGATTGCGTCTATAGGGTCTTTATCCCAGTAGATAGCCCTTAGCTCCGAAAAAGAGCTGTCTATCCATACAGGAGGAGGGGAACCAGGATTGTCCACCATATCCATGAAAGCTTCCCACGGTTGCGTAAACTCGTACACGGCCTCAGATGTAGCAGCACCAGCCCCGGCTACATGCTCTGCCTCAAACTGAGCAACATGCACGTAGTCTGCTTGGTCAAAGAACTTAAGCGCCTGATATATATAGCCATGCGTGTTGTTAGTGTGCCTCCACTCCCACTCGTATAGGTAAGACTCCTGGTACAGCGGAGGCACCCGTATGTTCTGGACGTTCTGAAGCAAACCCTCAACCTCTTGGTTAAGGTTCTTCTGGCTTATGTTGTAGAGCCGCAGCAGTACCGTCTCATCCCAGATGTTACCATCGGGATCTCTCAGATACCGCCTTATACGGGTCAGATGATCGTCCCAATCCATACTCTCTCTCCGCCTGCTCAGGATATAGCTGCTGAATCCCCAGCCGCTTCAAGTATTTGTTATGGTTCGCTATGGCGTTCTTAGCATCCCCTCGGCCTGCGTAGAACTCTCCCACTGCGTAGTACACTGCCGCCCACTGGTAATCGTCCCGAAGCTTTATGCGCTCCTCATCAGACGTGTACCTGTCCGGTATGACAACCGCCTCTATCTCAAGAATGTCGCTACTCGTATCGGCCATAGGATGAAACCCTACAATGTCCACGCCGATCATGAAATAACGCTCAGGAGGACCGGAATTGTGCAGCCAACGGGGGTTATATTGAAGTAGCCAGTTAAAGTCCACCTGATCCAGCCGTCGCCGCCTGCCGAATATCCACACGTTCGTAAGCCACGCTATGTCATCCTGCCGGAAGTCCAGCCGGTAGAAATGATGGTCTGCCTTTAGAGGCAAATGGTATGTTCTCTTACCCGACCCCGTAAGCATGGATATCTCTTCTATGGCGTCATTCAAGCTCTCTCGGATAGGGGCCATGCCCGTGTCGTCGTCACTGAAAACGTCAGGAGAAGAAGTATCCTCCCCTATGAGTTCCAGCACATGCGTTTCAAGCGTGTTCATCCTAGCAAGATATCCTTGGCTCTGTTAATGTACTCAAGATCAGCAAATGATAGCACGTCCCCGTAGCCACCCACCTTGCCTTGTCGTATCTTCGCGCTGTCCGGGTTATCAGACGTAGGCGCAAGAGGGCTTCCCATATATTCAGGTTGCCGACTTAACTTCTGCATCTTCTTGAAGCTATGCTGTTCCACGGTTTCCTGCAAAAGCTCTGTATATACGTTAAAGCCTATCCAATGAAGCATCTCTCCAAAAGCGCACAGGCAACTCTCCTGTAAGTCCTCATAGGATATCTTGAATAGGCTCTTGAAGTTGCTCTCATTGTCTTTCATCATACGGTAGAAGCAGCATATCTTAGCTATCCCGTGCTTCGGGTCGCGCAACATATCTGAGATAGTGCCTTCGTACGGAGGACACTCCCGATGTTTCATGTGGTAATAGTAAGACACCAGCGTATCTTCTATCCCCCTGGTTAGAAACACCGTAGGGGCGCATAGCAATGGCGTTAAGTCTGCCTGATGATAGAAACCCCTGCTCTCTCTTGGCTCTGTGCCAAAGTGCGTCCACTCAGACCCCCATGCTCCCTGTTTCATCTGCTGATACACATCGTATAGCGTCGTGTACTTCAGATTCAGCAACCGGGCCAAGTAATAGTGATACATGAAGCATAACCACGTTCTCCCCGACTTCGGGTAGCTGATGAAATACTTCGCAGGCATAGTTATGTTTGCCTAAACCAGATATGCACCTTCCCGTGAGACAACGAATCCAGCTTAAACTTGTGGATCGGCATATACGGAGAGAAAGGGCCAATCTGCCATGCTACCGCCCCAAAGCCTAGCTGATTCGCGACGGGCTGTATCGTACCCACCAGATTCGCGTCATTGACTGTCATAGCAACCGCACTATCATGGGTAATGTCCCCAGCATCGTCGATCCACTGGATAAGCATTATCAGCTTGCCTTCGTCCTCCCAGATAGTTCCCACGGTATCCAGCACGTAGGGGTTGCCATCCGTTTGATTCGCCATGAATCCCCCTTGCAAGTGGCGGCAGACCGTGGATAGGGCACGGCCAATTAAGGGTTTCCCACCGCCTTAGTTTTATGGGCCGCTTACAATCCACTCATTGTAGGCGTGTAGAACCTGTCCGCCCTCATGAAAAGCATTCTCGTTCATTGCCTCAAGCTTGTCTATCCGCCTGATCTCATCCGTGGCGTCTACACTCGCAGACATGGGTTCGCTCGGAACATGCGTGATATTGATAGCAAAAGGCTCCACGCAAGTCCCTGAACTCGAAGTCGTGACCGAAGCAAGAGTCCCAAACCGGATCACCGCCTGCCCGTTCTTCTCTCCGTTGACCACCGGAATGCGCTTCATGAATACTGTACGTCTTGTGATAGCCATGTTTCCTCCATTCTGTTATAGCCTAACAACTTAAAATCATCCTCGTAGAACTGATATATAGGCCATCCCTCGCCATGCTGGTAATACTCAAGATATGGCTCGTGACCGCTCTTCCATTCGTTTTTCCACTCAAGCTCTTTCATTGGCATACGCAGGGTCTGAAGCAACCGGTGCCAATCCTGTTCCATGTTCTCATAATGGCCTATAAAGTCCATCATGCACTCACCGTTAATGTGTGTATAGTGCGTCTGGGGCTGACAGTGCATGGCTATGTTCGGCCAGTTGATAATCTCGAAGTCCTTGGTAATCGTGGCCCGTTTTCTGTAACCCGTAGGAATCCCCTTTATGAAGTCTTCCCACTCAAACCCGAAATGATGACAAAGGCTCACCGCCCTATCGTAAGGGTTCCGCACGAAGCTAAATATGAAGTAATCATCTATACCGTCCTTGTGGGAAAGATTCTGCAAAAAGCCCATCGCAGCTTCGCCGTGGACAGTCTGTACCCCTAGATCTCTGAAAGCCTGGTGCATAGCCCTGGATGCGCACTTGGGGCATTGATTGAATATCCACTTTCCCGCAGGGCTGATTATAGGAAAGCCTCTTGTCCTGTACCCGAGTCCTATCAGGTATGAGATAAACATCTCGTTCCGAGTCATCATCCCACGCCCCTCCTCTGGTAATCAATAGACGGCATATAAGCGGTGTTTACTTTCAAGCCCGTCAGCTTCTTGACCTGAATATAATGCTGGAGCTTCTGTATGGCCCAGTTATACTGCTCACAGTAATCAGGAGCCGGTCCCTGAATATGCCCATCATTGTTCTCGTCCCAGTCAAAGCCGTGATTAACCTGTAACAAATCGGTTAAGAACCCGTCAGAAGCAAAAAACACCCGCCCGTGTATCCCTACGTTACGGAGCCTGCTTTGCTCGTTCCTGAATATGAATACAACGTCATCTGTGAACTTAGCTATATCGTCAAATTGCACAACGGGGCTTACGACATTATGGCCCCGAATCACCGGCTTTATGTGCATGTCGTCGTGCATAAAAAGCGTATCACCGCCATTCCAGAGAGTTTTCAGGTAGTAATCATACGCCCCAAACTCTAGGCCCCGGTTCTCTCGTTCATGATAGTTGTAAGGGTAGCCGTCTCTGTCCGCCCAGGGCTGATTCCCAATGACAGAGACCGGATGCTTCTTATGCACTTGCCTTAGAAGCCGCATAAAGTCCGGGTTATAGTACCACCCGCATACGCATACATTCATCTCGGCTCCTTTTTGATAAAAACGCAGTCGCTCACAATAAGCATGTCCTTTTCCGCCACCCACGCCATGAACTCGGGTCTTTCCATAAAGACATGCTCTATATTAGAGTCGTCGCGCAAACGCATAAAGTTTGTCATCAGGTTGCCACCAACCGCCAGAGAATCGTATATCCTGTCCAGCGTTTCTCGCCAGTCTTTCAAGTGCTCAATAGAGTCCAGGCAGATGCAATAATGAAGACTATCAGGCTCAGGCCAGCCAAATGTAACGTTTGTAAGACCATGCTTCTTGCAGCGCCATTTCAGAAACTCGTATGCGCAAGCACCGTCCACATCCACGAAATAAACGTGCTTGCCGCGCTTTGCCAACTCAAAGCCTACGACACCGCACCCGCAGCCAAAGTCCATACCGACCAGCTTGGTCGGTTTGAGTTCTTCAAGCAGAGTTGCCATGGTCAGCTTAGGAAACGCAGCATGATGGAACACTACTTGCCGCTGTAGCTGTGCTGGACCCATATGCGCATAATACTCTCTCGTTCCGAGGCCGTACTTCTTCTCCAGCTCAAGACTCATCCAGCCATATTTCTCAAAACCCTCATTGAATGCCTTGTCCATGTCCCGTTCGCTAATGCCAAGATACTCAGCAGCATCCGTTTTCAGCTTGTAGAGGATATTGTCCGTCTTCCAAGAAAGCTCCTGCTCTGTGCCGGTAAAGAAATCGTCCTTGCGCGAAAACTGGTTCTTGTTCCTAGACGTTATGACAACACGATCATTCATGACATGCCCGATCTCAAGGGTAGGATCGTTATACACCTTGAAACCAGCATCCCTGGCCTTCTTGCAAATCTGAACGTCCGTGCCGTAGGTGAACTCAGGCTCAAACCAGGGAGGCCCGAGCTTGTCAAAGACTTTCATCTTGATGAGCATACATCCACCGCCCTGTACGGCACGTTCTTGTATAGACTCTCCAAGGTCAAGCTCTGATATGAAGAAAGGGTCTCCCTGCTCGTTCTCGTCCATAATAACGGGCTTGCCATGACCCCCTCGCTGATAGTACACTGGCCCTACGATATCCACGTCATGCTCAAGGAGCTGCTTGAGAAAGTCATACGCCTCCGCACCCTTGCTAGGATCGCCTGAACTCTCGTTAATGTCTATGATGTGGTCATCGTCCATCATGAGTAGCCAGTCTGCCGCTACCTGAAGAGCCACTTCTACGATGTTATTCCTTGCCCTGAATTGCTCTGACTTACCCTTAATGCAAAGAAAGAACTCGTAGTCTGTGTATCTTCTGCCCAAGTGAAAAGCAAACCGCATATAGTCTTCCAGCGTCTCGGGCGGTACGCCGGCATAGCACGGTATGCCTATACATATCCTTTCCTTCATAAATCCCCCTATCGGATTCTCTCTAAGTAGCCCTCCGGATTGAGGGTTACGAACCACTTTTCCCGTTGCCGGTCTATGGTAAAGTCCTGGTTTCCCGCTAAGAACTTATGCACGGCCAGATACGCCCCTGGTCTTTCATCGTTAGGCTTACCGGACGGTATAAACTCCCCAAGCAGTGTATCCTCTACAATGAGATACTGACCCTTGGTAACTAGCGGAGCATAGGTGTTAAGTACCTTCAGGGTGTGCTCATACTCGTGGGTGGTATCTTCAATGACCATAACCCTATCTTCAGGTCTAATCAGCGAGGCTACTTCGTCAAACACCTCGCAAGCGTCCCCCTGAACCCATTTAATGCCAGGATACTCACGGGCCTTGTCGTAAAGATAGCCATGCTCAATATCCACCCCTATCACACCCCTGGCGTCGGGGATCTCCCCGCCCAAGAGTATGTCCCTGAGAAACATTGTAGAACCGCCTGCTTGATTCCCAAGCTCAACAATAACCGTAGGCTTACGGGCACATATGATCTCCTGGAATATCCAAAGATCGTTAGGCATCTTACAAACATGCACGCCCTTATAGCCCGTAAGCGTTCTCACTACGTCCAAGATCATACCGAGATACTGAGCCATAGGCATATGAAGGTTGTCCTTGTTTAGCCAAGTGCCATATAGCTCCCGAAGCTCTATCAAAGACACCATGCGGTAGCCGTCGGGCACCGGGTCATCCTTACTGCCTATCTTAACCTGCTGGAAGGGAGATATCTGACTCTCAGGCATCAGGCACCCCCTCAAATAAGGCTATGAACTCCGGGTCAATGTTTTCGCGTTTCAAAGCCTCCATCTCTTCTGAACTAAGCGTAAGCACGTTGCGCATACGTCTGTTCCCGCATTTCAAGCACATACCATGCTCCCAGATAGTCTCTCGTAACACTATCTTTGCGCAGTCAGTACACCGCACTACCGGATCATGAAATACCTTGTTGTCCTTATCGTACTTATCCATTATTCCCCCTATCAGAATGTTGGTTCAACTCTTTGCCCAATAAACAAAAGGGCAATCCTTTTCGTTGCATAGCCGGGCCTGAAATACCCTGCTGGCCGTGCAATAGGATCCCTTCGCTTCTTTAGAGACCAGCGGACATTTAGCGCTGAGAGTTTTGAACGTCTTTTTCTTCTCTGCCAAACTACCCCCTTAAAACGGGGCGGGAGCTACATCTGTCCCGCCCCTTCGCTGTTACAGCGCCTTGATAAACGCTGCCATTGTTGTAGTTGTCCATGATGAATAAGCCGCCAGGGCAAATCCCATTGTCCGGTAGTTCAGTGTACCATTCGGATCGTGCCCTTCTGCGCAAAATCCGCCAGCCAATGCAGGCCGCAGACCAGTATGTGCCACAATCACATCATCCGATGTGCAAGCACGAACCCTGACTGCTGAATGATACCCGTACACCTGCACAAGCCCGTAGGTATTATGGGCAATGGTTTCTGCTGCCACTCCAGCAACCGAAACACCAAGACCGGTTGTCATACATGCCGTCGAAGGCAAGGTTACGCCCACCCCGTCCGCGTCCGCGCTGGCATCCCACTCTACAACGTACCCGTTTGCAAGGGACGCTGTGGAATAGCTGTTCTTCACGACAACGAAGACCTTCTCTGGGTCACTCCTGGAAACACGTCTGAATAACATCTCTACACCTCCTTACAGCGCCTTAATGAAAGCCGCCATTGTGGTAGATGTCCAGGAAGTCCAGCCTGCAAGGGCAAACCCCATCTTCTGATAGTTCAATGTGCCGTCCGGGTCGTGGCCCTCAGCGCACCATACTCCACCTGCCAACGGGGGCCGTAAACCGGAATGAGCGACAATCGCGTCCGCAGACGTAGCAGCACGCACCCTGACCGCTGAGTGATAACCATATACCTGAACCAAGCCATAAGCTTCATGAGCAATGGTTTCGGTGGCTACACCAGCAACCGAGGCACCTAGCCCCGTGGTCATGCCTGCCGCAGAGGGCTTAGTAACCCCTACACCGTCTGCATCCGTGGTTGCGTCCCACTCCACTACATAGCCATTGGCAAGGCTGGCGGTAGAATAGCTGTTCTTAACCACGACAAAGATTTTCTCCGGATCACTTCTCGATACTCGTCTAAATAACATCTCTTCTCCTTTTTGTGACTGACAGGAGAAACCCTATCCAACTCCCCGTTTTGTTAGAAGGTTAAGGTTTATGCCACTATGCTAAGAGAGGTCTCAAAGCATACGCCATGCTTTCTCATGTTGGAAACACATGCCTGGCCCATGAATAGCAGCTTTGCCGTGCGCACCGTCTGGTTCTCCGGTGTGACGAACGGCGTGGTGGTCAGATCGGTCTCGCTGTCAATTATCAACTTATAGAACTTCGTGTTGATAAAAAAAGCGGTCCCGTTGGTCAGCGTTGCGCTTCCTGCATGAATGTCAGGCACGGATTCGTCCCAGATACAGGTAGCCCCGCGCAGCTTGATCGTGTCAAAACCCATGTCCGCCATCTGAGTATTCTGATACCTCATGTTGGTATCAAGAGCATTCTCATAGGTTTCATAGGTAAGCTGATCTGCGACTACCAGATTCGGGCTTCCGCCAGTGCCCCTTGAGCAGTAGTTATACATCCGGCGTAGACCTACCTTCATGCCTGCGAATGTGGATACGTTCAGGTTGAAGGTGTCTCCATCTGCGCCCGCCCCGAGAGACGCCGTGTTATGTCTCCACCATGAGTAGGTCGCACGGTTAATGGTGCCAGGACTGAGCGTACCAGCATTGGTCGAGTTTTCCTCGGGCAGAAAGTAGCCCAACGGGTTCAAGCCGTAGTTGCCGTCATCCGCAGTATCCTGCTGGAACTCAACACCCGCTGCACCGCCAGTACTCCCTTGTATCAGGTCCGTATTAAGCTTTTCAGTCATTGACATCTCTGCCTGTTGCACCTTCGCTTCAAGCAGACTGAGAATGCGCCCCTCGCCGGCGTTCTGCCTCTCCTCCCTGCGGGAAATTGAGATAGTGCCAGCGATTTCGGCCCATTCGTAAAATGCCGTGGTTATTCCGTCCTGGGGGGTTGTGTCGATGATACTGTAGCCAGAATGAGTCTCCACGGTACTGTTCGTTTCGTACATCAAAGGCATAGCGATCCGCTCACCGCCGTTCTGCCGCTGTACTGCATCCGACAACCGCAGGTATGCTAAGAAGGCGCTATCCTTGAAGATATTGTCGAATAGCTGCTTCTTGTACGCATACATTGTGGTACTAAGAAGGTTGTCGTAATAGACGGTGTAAGAACTTGGCGCAGTGCTAGCCCCTGGGGTTCCAGGTGTAGCCACTGACTCACCTCCTTGCTAAATAGCGCCGGGAGGTATCACTCCTTGGTCAGCGAGATCTCGTTGGGCCTGCTCAAACGCCTCTCGAATGGACTTTGCTTGAGGGCCACTCCCGGCGGTTGGTTTCTTAGTAGAAACCCCAGAAGTGGTAGCGGACTTGACTTTATCTTGGAGCTTGCGCATAGCCGCCTGTGTAGCACGGCTTTCACGGACCTCTTTGGGCAGGCTCAACTCATACAGCGTTTCTGGATCATTGGCTAAGGACGGATGCTTGGCAACTAGTTCTTGCATTCTATCCTCATGCTCTCTCCAGTCCGGTGCAACATCGTCCAGCCGTTGCTCAGTAACGTGCTTAAAGACCTGCTGAAGGACAGGCATAATCTCTGTTTGAACCCGGTTATACGCCCGTTCCTCTGCTGTCTTATAGACCTCATCCCACGTTTGAGGATCTTGCGCAGGAGCGGTCCCGTTCTGGCTGTCGGCCTGCTGTTGCTGCTGTGCTGGAGACACCGTTAATCCATACTGCTTTGCATACTGCTGAAGAGTACCCAGCGGGTCGCTTCTAAAGGCGTCAATAACCTGACGGTCTGCCTTTATAGCCTCCATCTTCTCCCCATAGCTGCGCTGCATGTTCTTATACGCGGCCATGAGTTTCGGATCATCCGCTATGTCTCTGGGGTCGAAGAACGTATCCTCGGCTGCTTGCTGAGTTCCGGCATCGTCGGTTGTCCCAGCGCTATCGCCAGCCACGGATTGTCCTTCGGTCCCGCCGGGTGCTTGGGGGGTTATCTCAGTGCCCTGAGGTCCCTCGTCAGCTTGCCCTTGAGTTCCGTCAGTTCCCATGGTGGTCTGTTCTTCTGCCAATGTTACCTCCTATCGCAGGCTATACCCATGCCTGCTCGTTCAGCTTCGGGGTAGCCCCCGACTCTGTTACTCCCTGCTCGCGCATGACCTTCTTGCGATGCGCATTGCTTGTTATGTAAGTGTCAAGGTTTTCGTCGTAGTATCCTCCAGTGGGTACTGGACCCACGTTTATTCGGAACATAGGCGGTAACTTTCGCATTATAACTTCCTGCTCACTACACCCGCAGTCAATCTCTTCATACTCATGCGCTAGAATCTCTGAGACCCTGCCGCACTCAGGGCATTGATAATCGTTAAGGCGTAGTGTCAATGCTTCTTCCTCGTGACCGGCCTTTTAGAGCCTCTCCGGGAGTTGTGAATACGAGCGGCCTTTTTCTTAGCGGCCTTGTCGCTCATACCCTGCCTTTTGAACTTGTCGCGCATCTTAGTGTATCCTTTAGGCATTATGTTGACCCTCCCATGCCCGGTAACATGCCTGCTATCTGGCCCCCGACGGAAGACGTGGGCCTTGTCTCACCTACCCCCGGCTGACTGCCCGTGGCACCCGGCGCAGGCACCTGCCCGCCCATGATCTTTTCGCCTATCTTCAGCAACTCATTCACCATCTGCTCATCTTCAATATGATGCAAATCGGCCATCTTCTTGACAATCGTGGGCGACAGCATAAGGTGCCAAAAATTGCCCAGCAAGGATAAAAACGCCATCCAGCTTGTACGCTCCATCTGGGGCAACTGAGGAATAGTAGACCCGATATTGACATCATATCCGAACTCCCCGGCTATATCGTCATAGTCAGTCTCCCTGACCGTAACCCATAGCTCTCCCTCCGGCCCCTTGATCCGTACGGCTTCGTCACGAGATATATGAACCTTGACCTGCATATCAAGCTTACGTGCTATGTCCAGCACGAAGTCTATAACTTCGCTCATAGCATCGCCTTCTTTGATCTCAAGGCGCTTATCAAGAATACCTGCCTGAGTAGCCGAATCTGCCCCTGCTATGCCCCTGGCCTCATCAGACTGCCCCCCGAATAGCTCTATCATGTCCTGATTGAGATACCCTATCTCGCTATAGGCCTGCTGATCCAGGGGAGCGTCACGGATAGGGGTCACTGCGTTCGGGTCTATGGCCTCTATAATCGTGCCGTCCTCTCCGCTTTCCAGCTTGCTTCTCTCATCATGATCCACGGAAGGGTTGACTATATACTTACGGTTAAATCTCTTCCTGTGGGTAAGTAGCCTGCTACGGGCCAAATTAAACTCTTTCTGAGCATCTAAGCCCTGGCTAATAGGGGGTATAGGGTACGGCGAGTTATCGCGCAGAGTAAAGCGTAGGATGCTGAAAGGATGCTTTTCTATGCCGTCCGGCAGTGCGTCAGGGGCCATCAGGGGGATAACGCCCTCTTCGGCCACGATAAGCCACTCATCATGCTTCAAGTCGTATATTTCCCAGTACCGGAAGCTGTTCTCTTTATCCTTGGTATGCCAGTTGTCGGAAAAGTTGGACCCCTTGCTGGAAGCGTCCATATCGCCCTTCTTGCGATGCTCCCGTTCCTTGTCCTCATCGTCCTGGGTAATGCCCCGCTTTTCAATGTCCCTGAGCGCCTTCTTGCTGAACCTGCGATCACGATTAGCTTCTTTCTTGGTGATGGTCACGCCTTGAGCTACCCATGACCATGTATCCTCCAGTGGCCCTGCATCCTCATCCCAGAGAAAGTCGTCGGGGTGTATGCGCTCTATACAGTATCTCTCGTTTATGGGCACTTCCCCCGGCTCGGTAAGAGGCTCCCCTGTCTCTTCGTCTATCAGAATCTCATCATTTTCCCCGACCATGGGCTTGCCGCCGTCAGGGTTCTTCTCGATGTCGGCCTTGTAGTGCGTCTTAGCTACGCCATAGGAGAACTGAGCGTCCTGTATGGAAAGACGGGTCTTTTTCTTGAGGTTAAGCTCTGCCTTGAGATAATTCAGCATAGCCTGACGGATACTCCCCCTGGACTCCCATAGCTCCCGCTTCTCCGGTGCAGGATCAAAGGCTCGCTTCAAGTTAACGTAGAAATACGGGTCTGCCTTGTAAAGCGATGGAAGGGTAGTCTTTAAGTGGCTGTAAACCTTGTTAATCGTTATCCACTCGTTAGCAGGATAACCGGGATTCTGACGGCCATCAAGGTACGCTAACGCAAGATCAACCCGGAAGAGGTCTTTCCAGTTCTTCCTGACCGCTTTTGCCCGATTGATTCTTTCCATCCATCTTTTTTGGACGTCCTGGGCGCTTTCTTTCCGTCTTCGTGGCATCTTCTAAGTCCGACTTGAGAATTTCAACCTCTAATTCAAGATATTCAAGCTTCTTGGCAATGGCTACAAAGAACTCATGTAGATCCCATTTGCCCTTGCCCGACTTGATGAGGAAGCGATTGCCTATCTGCTTGCGAGAGTCAACGTCTAGCGTCTGTACTATCCAGTCAACCTCTCGAAAGGCGTCCTCCTGAAGCTTGATAAATCCCGCCTTGTCCACTACGTCGCGTTCAATTTCTGCCATGCCCTATCTCCCTATGAATTATCGAAATGCGGTGTATAAAACACCGTAACCTCAGATGTTCCCTGGTCGTTTGCTACATATATCCCGTTCTTGCACTTAATCCCGGCCCCCGGCATAAACCCGTTCAACCCTAGCGCAGACGCATCATACGTGTTTGTCGGGACTACTTCTTTGCCGGATGCAGCAGTATTGTCGTATACGGTGATGGTGGGGTCGTTTACAGCGTCGGTGCCGATAAGAAAGCCGAAGAGAAGAGCAGGACCGTCATGAACTAGCCCTCCGCCGTCGAATTGCGCAACCTCTGTGGCTACGTTATTGATTCTCATACAAATCCTCCATACAAGACCAGACTTGCGCATAGGGCCAGAAGATAATAGATGAGCCTCCGCTGTTTCTGTATCATATTTATCGAGTCTCTGGCAAGCGCTTCTTGTTTTTCAAACTCTTTTCCCGATACTTTCTGAGCTTCTTTATAGATTTCACGCACATACGTTCTCATGTTCGGCTGACCGTCACGGTTGTCATAGAAATTCACGCAAGCCTGCTTAACCTGCGCAGGAGTTAGACCGTAAGGCCGTCTTCTCACTATAAGCGGGATAGGCACGTTCAAGGACTTGTAATATTCTATGATTGCGGATTTCATTAAAAAGCAAGTACTTGCGTTTCCTTCGCGTCTTTTGACTCAATCCATTTGCCGCGCTTTGCCCGTGCCGGAACGCCTACATAGGTTACTCCCGGCTCCGTGTCGTGCGCTACCACGGCTCCTGCACCGATCTTGCTGCCTTTACCGAGACGCACCCCCGGTAAAATAACAGCGGCCACCCCGATACGAACCTCATCTTCAATCACGGGAGCGATATATGTCTTCGGTCCTTTCCACTTCGGATCAATCGTCTTATCGTTAGTAAGAATTGCCTTGCTGCCTATGTATACCTCACTGCCTACGATTGCATTTGCGCAGACGTTAGCGTACATCCCGCAACGGGTATTCTCGCCCAGTTGAGCACCCTCCGCTATAAAGCAATAGTCACGAATATCGCAACCGTCAGAGAGAAGTACCCGAGGCCTGATATGCACATAATTCCCTATCCATACATCCTTGCCGATGGTCACATCTTCGTCTATGATAGAATATTGACCAAGATGATAGTTCCGCTTCTCTACTTTCTTAGCAGGAATACCAAGATAAAGCCCTGGTTCTATACAGTCCTTTGTTACAACCGACCCCGCTCCAACTACCACATTGTCGCCAATTACTACGCCTGGAAGCAAAATTGCGCCTGCGGAGATGTAGCAATTAGAGCCTATAGTAACGCCCTTGTTCTGACCGTCAGGGGTCTTCTCAAGCGTCATACAGCTAGGGCCAAGAGTCGTGTTATCACCTACCCTTAGACCGTTAGCAAGATGCACCGCTGCCTTAACCTCTACGTTATCTCCAAGAACCACGTCCTCTCGAATAACGCAATTCTCTTTGATTATAACGTTCTTACCCGTTTTCATGCCTTCTCCCAGCCTAAAGATCCTGTAGGTTTGTTTTCGTAGAACTGCTTGTACCCGTAGCCCGTCATTACTTTCTTAAACTCTCCAAGGCCCCAAGGAAGAACGTGAGTGCCCTGATAGTTCTTCCAAGGGATCTGCCTGTCAGACATACATTCTAGGGGCAATTCTATTAAGACATACGGAATATGTGCAATCTTTTCCAGGGTTCGCAAACATTGATCTGGCGTTAGGTGTTCCAACGTGTGCGAAGATACAAACGCATCTGCTTCTGGCAGTTTCTCGACTTCGTGAAACCATTTGCCAAGCTTGATCGGCTTATACCGTTCATCCTTGAGTATGCCGTTGCTGATAGGCGCAGGGAAATCGTACCCGGTCCACATCCCTATGCCGTTTGAGAGCATACTTTTGGCTAAGGCACCGTCATAGCATCCTAGCTCTATCACTCGTGGGTTCTCTGGCAAATGGTCGAACATCTCCTTGAAGGGCTTTGCATGAAAGCGTCTTTGAGTCGGATAAAGCCTGTAAAGCTGATCGCTGATGTACCTGCGTTCTTCAAAGTTAAGCTCATGAGACACTTGCCTAAAGGCGTTCCAGCTAATCCAGGTCGGCTCGTCCTCCACCCGCAAAGACGGAAACACCTTGCAAAGTCTTTCCTGCTTAGTCATGGCAAGGTAGTCTTTCTCCCACCTTGGAGTTATCTCATAGATTCCTGGCGGCACTTTTCTGTCCGACTGCCGCTGTATAATGTTCCAAGAATCCGGCTTTTTCCCCAGCCCACTCAGATGATAATACCCCGTGCCCCAGCGGTAGATAAAGTATGCCTCATCTTTTTCTAAGCGTTGTTGATGAAACGTGCCTTTACCAAGCCGTTTCAAGCGTTCTCGGAATACCTGATCGCTGCCGCTGTTTATCTGCGCATCTTGTCCTGCAACCTTCCAAGCATCTTTAGTAAAGGGATGAACACCGGCATTGGAACCGCGCTTAAATGTAACTCGCATTCCGTTCATAAACCAGTACCCGTTGAACTCCAGGTGGTCCCAGCCTTCCTGCATGTACTTCAAGATAGTGGATAAGGCCCACGGAAGTTGCAGATCATCATCGGGCCATGGCGCAACTAGCGTGTCGTCGGGCACCATGTCCATCCAAGCATTGCATTTGTCCCCAAGCGTAGGGTATCGAGTATCGCTGTTGATAACCCGCACTCTTGGATGCTCAAACTTATACTTTACACCTTCCTGATCGTTCAGGATAATCAATTCCGCGTCCGTATAGTCCTGCCGCAGAAAGGACTCCACCGCTTCGTTTAGAAGCGCAGGCCGTCCGTATGTTAAGCACCTACATCGTAGCTTCAATTCGGTTCACCAACTGTACCCCAAAATGGTCGTAGATGGGCGCAGGGTCCATCTCCAACTCCTTAAAACCTAAGAGATAGTTACGCACCCGGTCCTGAATGTTGATAGGATAGCCCGTGCCATTTCTGAATAGATGTATCCACCTCATCCAGGGGAGGCAAAGCACCTTCCGTCCGGCCCTTCTATACTTCTCGTGAATATACCCCTCATCCGCGCCAAAGCCCCGATACTCAGGGTGAAACCCTAGCCACGCCTCCGTGCGGCATCCGAACAGCCCCAACCCGTGCATGGGTATTTCAAAAGGCTCGTCTGGTATGGGGTCTTGTGTAGCCCACACGCCCCACATATCCGACCGCCACTCAGGGTCCATGTGCGTTACGGGCGTTTTAAGGTCGTCATAAAGCATGACTCCATGAATCAGATCATCCCCTTCCCATAACCTGTCCAGAGACCCCGGCATGAGCATTACGTGTGAGTCTATGCAGATGGTTAGCTCGCCCTCGGAATGTTTGAATATCTGCTCTCTTGGCTGCGTAGTGCCTACGTTCTCAAGATACTCAATATAGCGTACAGGGATCTCTTTGCCCGTAAGCCACGCATCTACAAAGTTCTTCAGCTTTGAATCCCCATAGTTGTCTACGATGATTATCTCGCAGTCCGTTAGGTCGTGAAACATCCGCAGGGCTTGGATAGTAAAATACACCCCCTCATAATCGTTATACGCAGCCATGCCGATAGTTAGCTTCATTTAATGGCCTTTAGCTTCTCAGCCTCCTCAAAATCGTCATAGCAGAAATCGTCACGCCCGGTTGACGGCCATACCAGCGTGAACTCGTCGCTTGCTGAAGCCTTTGCAATGGTAGGTGCCGGTGCATTCGCCCTGCAAAAGCCGAAGTTGTTATTACGGTACTCCCATTTCTTACAGTCTGCGCATCTGTTCGCCATGTTTCCCCCTATCCTCGTGGTTTTGGATTAGATACTCCCATTAGTAATATGTCCGGCCTAAACGCCGGAGCAACAGTAGAACTGGTAGTGCTTGTCGTGGTTGTACTCGTCGTTGTTGTGGACGTACTTGTAGTTGTCGTGGTGGTGCTTGTTGTCGAAGTTGTGGTTGTGCTGGTCGTAGTTGTCGTAGAGCTTGTCGTTGTCGTTGTGGTGGATGTCGTGCTCGTAGTCGTGGTTGTGGTCGTTGTAGAAGTCGTAGTCGTCGTTGTGCTTGTAGTCGTGGTAGTCGTACTCGTGCTTGTGGTTGTACTGGATGTTGTAGTCGTTGTCGTTGTCGTAGAACTGGTCGTAGTAGTAGTTGTGCTTGTTGTAGTAGTTGTCGTGGTGGTACTTGTTGTTGTAGTGGTAGTGGTTGTTGTCGTACTTGTTGTAGTCGTAGTCGTAGACGTGGTAGTGGTCGTACTTGTAGTGGTAGTCGTGGTCGTGGTAGTGCTAGTGGTTGTCGTCGTGGTTGAGGTCGTAGTGGTGGACGTGGTAGTTGTGGTCGTTGTCGTGGTGGTGGTGGTGGTCGTGGTGGTGGTGGTTGCTGCTGCCTCGGCCTTGAAGCATAGGACTTCCGCTACATAATAGCCGCCAGCCGATACGTTGATCTCGGCTTCTTCGCCTGATAGTGTCGAAGCAATCGCCCTATAGAACGAACTCAAACCGCGATGCGTGTTAATGTCCGTAACCGTGGCATCGGCCCCGGTCCCAGACGGAATCTCTTCGAAGCTCGGCTCCTGTGAGGCATTGCTCGATTGGAATGCGGCCCAGCAGAAATTATTCGAGCTTGTAGATGTCAGGTCGCTCGCGGTTTCCCACGGCGAATTTTCAAACCCGCCAGATCCAGTCGCATTGTCTACATAACTGGCTGTGTCACCATCTGGGTCAAGCACTCCGTAACTTGCAACACGCGCCCCGTTGCCTGCGCCAAACGTAACCGTGATTTCAATAGTCGTAGAGTTTGCCGCAACTACATAGCCTTGTCTAAGCCGAGCCACACCTTCGCTGAGTTCTGTGAGCAATGTATAACTGCCGTTGTCATCGTCCTCAATGTCACTAATAGAAAACGAAGAGATTGACCCGGCAGAAACCACCACAACATCGCCCGCAGTCACACTCACGTTGCTGAATGTCAACGTGGCAGTGGTGCCATAGCTGTCATCGCTCCCAGTTGCTCTTGGTGCGTTCCAGGCCATTTAGATCGACCGTATCTTATCCACCACCGTTTCGGGCACATGAGTCTGCGTTGTTGCTGTGCCGGTAAAAAAATCGTGCAGCTCTGACATGATGGTGCGAAACTCCGTCAAGTCAGTTCGTACATCGCCAGCGGCCACCCCCATCGCGTCAAGATCCTCCGTTGTCAAGTTATTGACAAACTCGGCCAGTTCTGACCATTCGTGCATGAGGTTGTTCATCTTGTTAGCAGCGCCCTGCAATCGACCGTAAAAAGCTACCTTTGTTGGTCGCTGCAACTCTGTTAGTGCCATTTTTGTCTCCTTTTCAATGCAGCCCTTCCGTAATCTTAGCGTATGCGCCTATCTTATCCTAGCATACGCAGCGGCCATAGATATCCCATACCGCTTCGCATACTCCTTTGCCCGAATATACTTGTTCCTTTCCGCCGTGAAGCTCCCAGGCGGGATAACGACTCTCTTCTTGGGCGCAAGTGGCCGAGATAGCAAGGAATAGCGGGTGCAGTCGTACCCCTCGTCTGGCTGGTCGGTATCACAATCCTCGGGATTCTTGGGGTCTTCGTAAAGGTTCTGAAACTCTCTCCACCAGTTCTTGCAGGACTTGAATATCACGAACTGGGGCCGATCCTCCTCGTCAAGCATTAGCCTCTGGTGGATTTGCTGTTTCCCCCGGATACGGTCGTTATCGGCTTTCATGAAGTAAAGCCTTTCCTTTCCAGCATCCTCTACAAAACTAGGGCCATGGACCTGATTGCTGCCCTTTATCTTTGTAGGACTCCAGCAGGCGGGGTCTGCTACCCGATATTTCATCTTTTCGCGCTCTATGTCAACAATTTCTCGACATATCTCCGTGTTGGTCTGCCTCACCCCTAGATTCGGGTCATCACCCTTCATGCCGTACTTCTCTCGGTAGAGGTAGATAACCCCGTCAAAGTCCTCCGCAAACCATAACGCGCACCAGGGACGGGCATACCCCCAGTCAAACGTCATCCAGTGCGTCCATTCCGGCGGAATAGGAAAATCATCGCAACCGTGGACCCTCTGACTTAATTCCGTGAAGACCTGTCCCTCAAATACGTCCCAGACTCCATGAAGAAGCCGCAATTTCTCGACTTCCGGCAAAGCCTCAAGCCTTTGAATGTAAAGAGGGTCATTTTCGACCAGGGTAGGGTTATCTGTTACCTTGGCGGGGATAAATACGCGACTTTGGCCCGTTATCGGGTCAATATAGGGCTTTTTAGGGTTAGAAACGTCTACAAACCGCCCTTTTACCCACATATGCCCGATATTTCCGGGGTTTGTGGTGGATAATATCTGCGTGGGGATCTCAGGCACCGTGGATCGCACCCGACTGTGCATGAAAAGGTACTGAGACTCGGTAAACATCGTCAATTCGTCAAAGCCGCAACGGTGTATTTCCTGACCGTGATACCGATACTTGTCGTTCTCATGCTGCATGTGACCAAGCTGAATAATCGCCCCCGAAGGAAAGTGCCACCTGTGCTCAGTCGCCTTATAGTTAGCGCTGATACTCACCTGCGGATACCACTGCTGGCACCTGTCAATAATCTCCTGAAGCTGCGGGAAGGTTCTGCGCAAGATAAGAGCCTTGTACCGAGGATGCTGGACGTACCGAGCCTCCTCCATGATTAGGCAGTCCGTCTTGCCCGGACCAGCAGCGCCCCCGAAGAGTACCTCAAACTCCGACCGGGAGCAAAACTCCTCCTGCGGACCTGGGTGCGGTCGCCATGCTACGTCAGTCTGCTGGCTGATATCGTCCTCCGCTGCCTATACCTACTTTCCTGCCGCAAATCATACACCGAAAAAACTTGTCTACCCGAATCCAACCTCCAGGCTTGAAATCCCGCTCGCATTCAGGGCATGGCTTTCGTGACGTTACTGGATGATGATGCTTTTCATGCGCTGCCATTAGCTGACTCGCACGCCGAAACTCGCAATCCGCAGAATCAGCTATGCACCTACGAACCCAGTCCCCCAGATTATCCAGCGTCAGCGCTGTCCATCCGCCATGATATTCTTTCGCGCCCTCATGGTCCTTAATGCTCTTTCCAATTACATCAAGTATGAAATTCTCAAGATCAACCTTAGTCCATCCCTCCGGTAATTCCTCCATCATAACCCCCTATCGGTTAGCCTTACGACCATACAATATCAGCCAGAGAATCCCCCACCACCCGGCAGTAATCCATAACCCTACCCGCGTATCAGGAAATAGCACCCCTATCCAAAGAGCTACAGCGATACATACCTCAAGATAACCCTTATCACGTTCCCTTGCCCTTTCCACTTCCACCCTCGATAACCTCCAACGCTACGTCAGGCTTCTTCTCCGGTAAATACACCGCCGGACCCTCTCGCTTCGTGCTCACGTCTATCTTCTGCTCAGACTCCTTCACCGTCATGGTCCCTAAATACGTGTTCCAGATGGCAGACTTGACGTGCGGAGGCGTCTCATCCAAAAAGCAGAGCCGAATCATCGCTTTATTCAAGGATTCACCATATTCCTTGGCTAAATCCTCCGCATCCTGCGTGATCTGCTTCTTTAACGCCGCAGAAATGTCCCTTGGCTGCAACTTCGAGGCCGTAGAACCCGGTTTACGCCCGGCTCCAGCCCTTTTCCCGCCGCCACCCTTCATTCCCTTCTTGCCTGCCATGTTAAAACCTTTTTGAATGTGAGAAATTAATCATAATACGCAAGCTTCGGTGCCCACGAGGGG